CCCATATCTGAGCGAAAAACTTCATGATCGGCTCCGGGATCTTGCTCTGATCAATCTGATCCGGTATCACATAGTCTCTCTCATCGTTGAACTCCATCGGAGTCGCATTCATGATCCGAGCACAGAGTTTCGCATTCGTCATCCCCATTGCTTCCCGGACATCCACTCCATACATCTCACCGATCATCTTCTTTGCGTCCATGTATTCGATCCGCTTTGTGTAGAGCAGCTCTGTCGCTGACACATCCTTTTTGCAGTAGTAGATCAGCTCATCCAGCTCATCCTTCGAGAGTTTCCGATCGATGTCGAAGCTGATAGTGCTCTCCACTATGGAAAGATTGAGATTGCCCTCGATTGCTTTCAGCGAGAGTCCCATATCAACCACATCATCTCTGAGATCCGCTGACATGAATGGCTTCTTTTTCTTCTGGAGAAAAGGATGCTCCCATCCCTGGGATCCGGTCTTGATGATCAGATCATTGATGCTCTTGACTGTCGATGGATCTGCTCCGTGATAGATGCCCTTCAGGATGTAATCGTCATAGTGCTTATTATTGAAACCGATGAGGATATCTTCTGAGCGATCGTCAATGAACTCCCGGATGTTCTCACTGTCATTGTGGAAGACATAGAACTTATCGATCCACACTTCCTTGAAGACCACGAGCCACTCCTTCAGCAGCACCTCGATATCGTAGATGAATGTCCTCATCCGATCACGCTCCATTCTCCATCAATTCAGACATCTGATCTTCGAGATCCATCCTGTTGTGAGTATCCCAGCAATCCGGACACATGAATGGATGAAGACTGAAGTGCTCACCATCATGTCGCATCTCCGATATCTGTTCTCCGGAGAACTTGTCTCCGCACTTCACGCACTTATACATCTTCTAAGCCCCCCCCTTCAGTCCTAACAACCAGTCAGCGGATGCTCCTGTCACTCCACAGAACTTCGCAAGATATCCGGAATTGACTCCTTTTGAATGTTCGGAATGTAGGAAGTGTCTGTGAACTCCCATTCGTTTAGCGATCTCTGTTTTCGTCATCCCGGATCTGATCACTGCTTCATCCATCCTATCCCAGAATCCTCTGATCAATGTGTTTGCGTTTGTCTTCGGCATTCTTCTCACCTTCCTTCCAGTCTGTTCTTCATTTCCTTCCATTCCTGGAATGTGATCGGGATGTCTGTGAGCTCTTCTCCGTCTGTACCGCAGAGGATGATAGTACCTACAAGAACATCTCCAGGGACTCTCATGTTCGGATCCAGTCCGAAGATCTTCCCTTCTTCGTTCAAAATTGCGATCACACCTTTTTCCAGCTGAAGCACTTCAATGTGACCTCCGACTGTCTTCTGGAGATTCTCCAGTGTGTGACTGATGTTTGTCATGTGACCGTATTCTTCATCCGGTCTTTTGATGATCACTTGGATTTTTGCCATTTTTTTCTCCTCCTTCAAAACAGATGCCCTTCTGCATGAGCTCTGAGTATCAACCAGATCACCGGAATTCCGATTAGCAGCAGACAGATCTTCATCGGCGTGCCATCAACAGCCGACATTCCGATCAGTGCGCTCATGAGCATCAACACATCCATGATCTTCAAGAATGCGAGATGTATCGTGTTGTAGATTCTGTGATTTCTTCTTTTCATTTTTCCGTTCTCCTTCTCGGATTTCCGAGTATTCAGGTTAAAAAAATTTTACTTTGCCGCATAACTTCTGACATACTTATCGATGTACTCTGTGAACAGTTTCTCACTAAAATCTGAAAATCCGGCGAGTGCTTTGTATATCACTTCTTCAATCGTCCCCTTTGTCAGAATGTGGATATACTGACACGGATGATGTTGTCCTGTCCGGTGGATCCTGTCCCTTGCCTGTTCGAGAGTGTTGCTCCGAAGTGTTGGCTCATAGAAGATCATCGTGCTGGAAGCGAAGAGATCAATTCCGGAGGATCCGCTTTCGTATTGAACAACCATCACTCTGATCTTGTCCTCTGCCTGGAACCTTCTCCAGATATTCTTGTCCTTCTGATCACCATCGAGACAGAGGTGTGGGATCTTTCTCTCAATCAATACTTCCCTTATATCTGAGATACTTCTCTTGAACTCTGCGAAGATCACGAGCTTTCCCTCAAAATCATCCAGGTATTCTCCGAGAATCTTCATCTTTTCATGCTTCACTCTTGTCACTTCTCCGGTATCCGATACGATGTATCCGGAACACATCTGCCTGAGTTTCAGCATCCTTGTGAGTGGATTTTCTGCCAGAACATCCATCTCAACGATAGCGGATTCCTTTGCAAGCTGTTTATACATCTTCTTCTCGATCAGCTCTGCACTCCATATCTCATCCGGCAGCTTCTCCGGGAGATCCAGACATTCCTCTTTGACAACTCTGTAAGAGTGCTCTTTGATGATGTCCTGAAGATCTTCGACATTCTGATACTTGTATGGTTGATGATATTGATTCAGCACACAATACTTATCTGTGAAGTCGTAGTATTTTCCGAGCCACTTGCAAGTGAATGACCTTGCACCTTCTTCCTTCTCAGGAGCCAGGAATGTGAATTCACTCCAGATGTTCTCCAGATGACCGTTTGCGATCGGTGTTCCTGTCAGAATGTACCGGTGATCGGCTTTCAATGAGATCTTCAACAGGAACTTTGCTCTCCGGCTTGTCCTGTTTTTGATCAGATGAGCTTCATCCAGGACTATACATCCCCACTTCTTCTCATACTCATTGATCTGCTTCTTCCCGATTTTCCGATACCTCCATACCTTGTCATAGTTGATGAGTGTGATGGCAGCTCTCAGGATCTTCTGATCTTCCTCATCAAACTTCTCGATGTCTCTGTCCCATGCTCCCAGTGCTGACTTCGGTGCTACAATGAGAACCGATTCGATCAGATCATTCTTCAGAAGCCACAAAATGTGAAACAGTGCCACGATTGTCTTTCCGGTGCCTTGCTCCATGAACAGGGCGAAGGATTCGTTCATCTTCAGATATGCCAGGGCGATCTTTTGGTGCTTAAATAACTTGATCACTTCGGCTTCCTCCTTATCACTTCAATCGGGATCTTGATTTTCTTTCCCTCGATGGAGTCAACCTTCTGTCCGTTGCTAAGCACATGAACGATTTTCACTTCATCACTCCCCTTCATCGAATAAGTAACTTGCATCGGCATCCAGAACCTTCGCCATGACTCCGGCTTGCTGGAAAGAGATCTGCTGCTCTCCACGGAGCTGTCTGCACACTGTCGGATAAGATACTTCATATCCGGCTTCGTTGATAGCCTTGGTGAGATCTTCCTTCGTCATCCCCTTCCTCGCCAGCTCAGCGTTAAGATTTCGATACTTCATGCTTCTTTCCTCCTTTCTTTTTTATATGCGAGTATGTCCTCGTATTTCCGAGTATAAATCTATATATTGTATCTGTCAAGCGGTTTTTATACATTGTTTGCGTTTTTTAGAGGAATGATATATAATAGAAAACAGCCAAAAATAAGGAGGTGGAAGGTATGACAACCGAAGACAAACTGAAAAATTATATTGTGGAAGTGTATGGCAGCGTGAATGAATTCTGCAATCAGTCCGGGATCTCTTCCAGCACGATCTTCACTGTCCTGAAGAGAGGAGTCAACAACGCATCCATTCAGACGATCTTGAAGATCTGCAAGATGCTCAACATTGATCCGAATGCTCTCTTTGTTGGTGAGATCGTGCCGAAACAGGAACCGGTCGAAAGTCAATTCTCAATCGATGATCTGATGCTCTGGATCCAAAACGACAGGATCCTGATCGAAAAAGAGAAACTATCTGATCAGGAAAAGAGACTTTTGATCTACTCATTGAAGATCCTGAAAATGCAGCACAAGGATGAAGAAGTTTAACAATTTTTTGTGATGTGATTTTCATCCGGGATCATCCAACCTTTGAGAGTCACCTTACAAAATTTTGATCAAAATTGTTAATGAAAAGTGCCGTGAAGCCTTATAATATCTACATTTCTATTTTAACAATAACAATTTTATTTTACTTCTTAGAGAAAAAATATAGATATATAAATATGTGATAAATAATATAGGAACCGGCAGAGAAAATTGTTAATTGTTAAGAAAGAAGGTGATCAAAATGAGAATCGCTTTGTATGTCAGAGTCTCCACGAAGGAGCAAGCGGAGGAGGGATTCTCGATCGGAGCGCAGCTGGAAAAGATGAGATTGTATTGTCAGGCGAGAGACTGGATCATCGTCGATGAGTATGTGGATCCGGGAGAGTCCGGAGGAGATATGAACAGACCGGCTCTCCATAAGCTCATCCATGACTGTACCTTGAACAGTTTTGACATGATCCTCGTGTATAAGCTGGACAGACTGTCGAGATCACAAAAGGACACACTCTATCTGATCGAGGAAGTATTCAAGAAGAATGACATCAACTTCACTTCCATGCAAGAGAATTTCGACACTTCCACTCCTCTCGGAATGGCGATGGTCGGGATCCTGTCCGTATTCGCTCAGCTGGAGAGATCACAGATTCAGGAGAGAATGGCTCTC